GTTTGGAGAATTGCTGTTTAGCGATGTCGAACACCCCCCCCGTGTCATTCGCGCACTACATGACGGAACGGCACAGCCGCCACCCACGCAGCTTCCCTGCCTCGCGGCCTGTCGGGTGGGTCTATTCCCATTGCACAAACGATAATCGACGCGCCATGCTTGCCCATGCCACTTGATGACATTAGAGACTTCATCCCATCAATAGTCGACAATTCGCGCCTGAATTTGGCTTCATCTGTGTACGGGTAGTAATACGCCAGAACTGTTTGGATGCTTTTGGGAAAATCATACGGGTCGGCCCAATGCTTTGGATGTAGGATAGCATCGCACCGCCAGATCAATTTTAAAGCCGAACATTTAACACTACAAGGAGTACGGCCAACAATCCTGCCCGCTGCCGATTGGCTATTGCCGTCAAGGATTGATTGCAGAGAAATTATGTGCAGCGCCTTCACATTATCGAATGACTTGACCAAGCCAAGAGCGCTTGGGTTGTCCGTGAAATATCGGCGAATGAAGTCTTGGCTCTTGCCATCAACTATAAGTCGCGCATCGCCAAGGTAGCGACGGCCTGCAGGTATATATTTCATGTCGCGTTCCCTTGGTGCTTCGGATCAATAGGCCATCCGTCTTCGCCAATGGTAACATCAAAGCCTCGGTGTTCAATGCTTTGAATGTCGCCGGAGTGGCAGGACCAGCAGCAGCAGGAAAGGTTGTCGATGTCATAGAACAGATCGAGGTTGCCCTTGTGCGCCGTCAAATGGTGGACAACGGCAGACTGTGGGCTGTTGCGTCCTCGCTTGAGCATAGCGCCGCAGCCCTTGTGTTGGCAGGTAAACAGATCACGCAGCAGCGCCATCTCTCGCAGCGTTCGCCATTGCTTGCCGCCGTACAACTTGCGGTAGGCTGCCGCCTCTGGTGCGCGCCACTTATCCATCGGACGCCGCCCTGTCCCGCCATTGCTCCGCCTCTACCTTCATCTGATTGAACGCCGCCATATATTCAAAAGGTATCCAGCCGCGAACGGCGACGTTCCCAGCCGCCGCGTGTGCGCGTTCGTTCGCTTTGGTTTCCGTTGGTGTCATGTCGCTTCCCTTCGAAGGCGGGGGCCGAAGCCCCTGCTACATTTAGGCCAGAATGGAAAGCAACAGGGACTTTGCGTTGCGCATCGCGTCACTTTCTTTTTGGCTGGGTTTGCCACATTTATTTTGCAGCGCCTCAAGTTTTCCGATGATGACGTCTAGCTGCTTATGCTGTGATTGTGTCATTTGATTTTTCCTTGGTTAAATTATATTTCTACAATCACCCTACACCCAGTGTCGTCACAAGACAAGCCCCAATTGCATTAGTTGATCCTTGACTGCGCTGCCGTGCGGATGTCCATTGTCGCGGCCATTGCCTGAGTGAGCGCGACCATGACGTCATCAACAGGCTCGCCCGTCTTAATCATATCGTGAATTTCAAATATAAAGAACGCAGCCAAGAGCGCGGCGTTTTCAACGTCTGCGTCTGTAAGATCAATTTCCATTCCACGTCCTTAAAAAAATGGCCCACCCGAAGGCAGGCCAAGTTGGGAGAGGCAGGCGTCGGGAGGACTTTGCCTGCCCAGATGCTAACCAATGTTTTCTCACAGGTCAATCGCGTCCTCAATCATCGGGCCGACGCCAACTATGCGCGCATTAGGGAAGGCATTCTCAACCTCTGCCAGCATGTCATCCACGCGCCCACTGAGGACCGCACACACGTCTGACAGGTGATACACCCGCCAGCTTGGCCGCGCACGTCTGACGGCCCCCACATCGCCGCTAACGAGGAACGCAAACACCTTGTCCCCGTGCTGAACCATATGGCCGTCGATAACGGGCGGAACATGGCCAGCCGCGCGGGCTGTGGTGTCCATGACTTGCAACGCCTTGCATAAGCTGGCGGCGGTGGCTTGGACCTCCGCGTGGTCCTCGGTAATCATCTGCCCGTCGAGTTCGTTCTTGAGTTGCTGATAGCGAACCGCGAACGCTGGCGGCACACAACCGACCAACGTATCGCCCCACACGCCGACCGAGGCCGCCGAGGCGCGAACGTATGGCGCAACCGCCGCCGACGCCAAGTGGGAATAAGGTTTGTCGTAGCTGGAGTTGCTGCCGACCTTGAACGTGCCGCGCTCTGCCATCGCCTTTTTTGCTGCCGCTGACTTGGGTGCTGATTTTGTCGCCTTTGCCATTGTGATCTACCTTATGATTTTTCGGTGAATATGAAATATGAAATGCCCTATAGGCAATTTCATATTTTCATATATGTGTTCCGGTTGTAGGAAACTGTAGGAAACTGTATGAAACTGACCACTTAACCCATTGATAACAAACGATCCGACATTTTCATACAAAATCATAGCTTGTATGAAAACGGGTCCGCCGAAAAAGGCCGTTTTCATACACATTTTCATACACATTTCAGCGTCATTTTGACACCCTTCCTTCCTTCGCTGCGATCCAAATCAGCCCCTCATTCTGCACCATGTAGCCCATCGCGAACAGCGCCTCGATGGCCTGCGTATATGCCGAGCGAGCGTTCACGGATGTCATCTTGCCCTCGGCAAAGTCGCGCAGCTGGTCGGCAGGGATGCACCAAAATTGCCCGCTCTCAGGCCAGCCCGCGCCAGTTGGGTTGCTGTGTCCTCGGCCCTCGCTGCGCAGTTGCTTGAACGCTTTGACAACGACTTTCTGGTTTGCACCCGTCGGGCGCTTTTGCGCGGTGTCGGCAGCGTCTTCATCGCTGGCCTTTGTTATCGTGCAGGTCGTCACGTCGTCGCCGTCTTCGTCCTGTCCCAGCGTGTGAACCTTGAGCGAGAACATGAACGGCGGCTGCGGCTCCAGATCGCGCTGCTTGGTGGCTGTGGCCGTGCGTATGGTGCCGTCAACTGCCAACTCGATCTCGGTGTCTGTCGCTGCCCTTAGACTGCTGTGGCCCCGTGCGCCCTTCGACGTGTCCTTGCCGCTGTGATGCACTGTCATAATGTGTGCGCCAGTTGCCAGCCGCAGAACATCGACGTTCTGAATGTAGCTGCTCATGTCAACGCTGCCGTTCTCGTCGCCACCAGCCAGCGCGCGTGACAGTGTGTCTACCACGATCAGACACGGCTTTTGCCCGCAGGTCCGCTCGATGTCCGCGCACAGTTCCAGCAAGCCCTCGAGGTCCGCCGCTGGGTCCAGCAGGTTCACTGGCGACGGCCTGACGGCAAGCTGCACGTCGTCGATGCCGTACTGCTTGCGCAACGCCATTACGCGGTTGTTAAACGCATTGCCGCCTTCGGTTGCCAGATACAACACTGGCCCGCCGCGCGTCTTGCATCCCTGCCAATCCATTTTGGCCGCGACGCAGAACGCCATGTCGAGCGCGTAAAACGATTTGCCGACGTTGCTCGGCCCATAGACGACCGACATTTGCCCAGCGCCCAACCAGTTTTTGACAAGGTACGCGGATTTCAGCATCGGCTTGGCGTCTTTGGCCCAGAAAATTTCATTCCGCTTTGCGCGTGATGTTGCCTCGCCTATCTGGAACACGGCGGGCGCTTCCACCTCGGCGGCCATTGTCATCGGTATGATGTCGAAGTCATCCAGATCATCGGCGGCAGGTTGATCGTGCTGGCTTGAGCCTTGCATGATGTTATCGCGGATGTCGTTGCGGCTCGGCTTAATCTCGGCCCCATATGCCCGCACTGCGTTGGTGATGTCGCCACCGTGTTCATAGAAGGCAAACAGGTCGAACGCGTCACCCCAGCAAAATTCCGCCGAGGCTGTGCCAACGCCCGCAGCCAAGTCGCTGCCGGACATGCTGACCCAATGCGTTCCAAAGTCTTTCACGGGGTAACTGCCCGTTGTCGATTGCGGCGACTTGTAGCTGTCAGACTGCCCCTGCCGCTCATATCCGTACTGAATGAACAGGTCGGCGATTGTGTGCGTATCGTTAAACGCTTCAATGGGGTCAACATTATCTGGGAATTGCAGGCGCTTTTCTGCGCGGGCTGCAATGCGGCGGGCGCGATCCGCTGCGGCCTTTGCTTCGGCGATTTCTGCATTCTTTCGGCGGAATTCAACCTCGGCCCAGATTGTGCTGTCTTTTGCGACAAGGTAGCCCTCGCCGCGATTTTTGTCTGCGCTATAGAACAGCGGCGCGCCATTGTCGTCGCGCTTGGCTGGCGGCACGTTTGGTAGGTATATCGGCTGGCCAGAGCGAGCTAATGCCCCATCGGCGGCTATATTGTAGTCTCTGCCTAACATATCGAACAAAGCCAGCTGCGCATCCGCATATTCGCAACCTGTCAGCGGCTCTGCCAGCGGTATCAGCACCCGCCATTTTTTGTTATCTTCCGTTGCGCCCGCAGACGAATACGTCAGCGACGCTGCATTGCATATTATATCGTCAACGGCGGATTGTAATGTATCAGCGTCAACATTGCCCTCGTCGATGTCGATTGCCAGCATGCAGTATGAACCGTTTTCACGCTGCGCTGCGTGGCTCCGGCCATCGTGCGCGCGGTAAGTTGAGGGAATGAAAAACGCGGCGTCGGCTTTTTCTGTGGACTGCGGTTCGTCAACCATTGCAGCGATTTCTCGCAGCGTGATGCCTTTGTATTCGGCTGTGTCATCGTGGATGCGGGTGTCTTTTGATCCGTGCGCTAATAGCATCTGCTGCTTGCTCACGCTGCTAATCTTTGATAACGTCATCTTATAGGCCTTTCTTTTGCATGTTTTGCCTGTTCTTTCCTGAACCCCCGCAGCCGTATAGCTGCGGGGGTTTTGTTTTGGCCTAAATAAGCATGATCGGCGCAAATGGAATTTCATCATCCATCGGCGCTGGCCGCACCGCCTGCGGTAGAGATGCAAACGGGTCTGCCTCGCCAAATTCGCCAAGATCGGGATCGGCAACTCTGCCAACTGGCGCAATGGTGTCAAAATCATCAAGCCCGCTGCCGCCTGTGACCGCCTCGATAACCTGCACAACATCCAGCAACAGCGAGATGCCGCCTGCCCCGTTCGGATCAGTCACGGGAACCGCCGATACCCTGATCGTCCCTTTTGTCCCAGTCCACAGGCTGCCAACATCATCAAACGGCATCTTGTCCCCATCGACTACCCTTGGCAGCGGGTTTTCCTCGCCCTTGCCGTTGACGCCGTTCCGCTTCGCTGAAAAGCTAAACGATCCGTCGTCAAGTTTCTTCATGCCAAAAACCTTTTCGAACGGCTCTTTGCGCCCGCAGCTTTCGTAGTGCGCTTTTAACTCTGCGTGCAGCTTGCCCGCGTCTGCCGCATCCATGCCCCAGCTGATGCTGTAGTTTGCGCCCTGTGCGCGCGGTGCGCACGCAATACTGCGTTTGTCGGCGGTGCTGAAGCGATATGTCTCAGCCAGTCGCGGAAATGCGAACGTCACGTTTCGCACCATGATTGTTTTGAAATCCGTATTTGCCATTGTTGTCTCTCCTTAAAAGTCGTCAATTGAGGCTGCATCTTGTGCCAGCCACGGTGGAATATCAACCGCGTTGATACCTGTTGAATAGCCAGTGTCCCAAACTTGGGTTTCATTGGCCGTCTTAATATCGCGCAGGGCCTTGTGCATTTGCGCATCTGCCCACTCGATATATTCTTTAGTCAGCTCACAGCAATTCACTGCAAACGGGGCTGTCTTTTCCACGAACGCGAATACGAACCGCGTCGCCTTGTAGCCCGCATTCTGCATGACGTACATATAAAACGCAGCCTGAAGCGCGTAGTTATACTTGCGGATGTCAGCTTCCACGTCTCGCGGCGCACTCGACTGACACGTTTTGATGTCGTATATCACGCCAAGGTTTTCGTCGTAACTGTCTGGCCGACACTTGATTCCCATGCCCGTCATCGGACACTCAGCAAAAAATGACGCCTCGTTTATCGTGTCGGGTCCGGCCATTTTGCGCCCGACTGGATGAAATATCACGCTGTCGGCCACGTCGCGGGCGAGGTCATAGTCGCCAGCGGTCAGCAGTAGGTGGCCGTGCGCTTCGGCTTCTGCGAACGCTTCCGACCATTGCTTGCCGCGACGGTCAGCCCCGCCGCGCACGGTGCTTTCGCCGTTTTCAAGGCACATGTCATGGACAGCGGTTCCGATTGCCATCGCGGTTGTTGGCTTGAACGCGGCCCGATGCTTCCAGTGGGCAAGCGACTTGCTGTGAACAGCTTTCACATCCGACGATGATATATCCTCGGTCGCGTGATATTGCGCGTTCGACATTTTGTCTGCGGTTATCATATCAGTTTTTCCTTTCCATATAAGGCGATCAGGCAGGCTTCCGCTCTGCCATCATCTTTGACCCGCGCAAACTGCGGCGCGATCTGCGGGAACCGTTGCGATGCAACAGACCGTGATACACCCTTGTCGCGGGATAGGCCAAAGTGGCCCTTCCAGCGCTGTGGCGTGACGTAGTGAACAGGCAAGCCCTGCGCTGCGATGGCCATCGCTATCGAACCTTTCTGTTCTCCAAATCGGAACGTAGATGACACGCCTTGACCCCTCATTGCATTGACCAACTCGATCACAGCAATGTGGGGCGTGTCGTCCTCGCGCTCCAGTATGTCGAGAACGCCGTGCAGGTTCAGGATTGTTTTGCCTTTAGCTGACTTCATCACTGGCATATCGTGAACCTCGATCAAGCCCAGCGCGGGCCTGTAGATTGAGATTGCGCCCGTGAAGCCAATGTCGATGCCGAATATGACCATCAGGACTGCTCCGCCTCTTTGATTGCAGCCATGCGGACAAACGCGGTAAACGTCATTCCCAGACTATTCGCTGCGGCCTTGATGACCGCCGCATGTTCCTCGGAAAAATGGATCAACTTGGGTTTCATGGTCGTTCTCCTTTTGTGTATGGCATCAATAGCGTATAAAAATAATATAGTAAAGATGCAAAATATATCTTTACTATATCGCAGACTGCCGTTAGAAAGGTCATACGAACAATTTAACAAGCAAATAGGAAATACAAAATGACCAACGCAAAAAACATCGACGCAGCATTTGCCGAACTTAATGGGAAGTTGATCGCAAGCGACCAAGCCTTTGCAGCGGCCAAGATCGACGGCTTCTATCCAGCAATGGACGCGGCCAAGCAGGCGTTTGCAGATGGCGACAATCGCTTCACATGCGGCTACGGACGTTTTTGCTATCACAGCGCAATGTGGGCGCACTACGGTAGCAAGGCCATGTGTGGCCTACTGCACGAACGTGGACGGGTTGGCGGCTTGGAAGCGATGATGAAAAACACATTGGCAAATATCGCCAAGCGCGACTCGCAGATTGAAAAATCACTGGCTAAGAAAGGCATTACAGAAATTCCAGAATTTACCTTGAAGCACGCATCAGACGGCTACGAGGGTTCGTTCTTGGTTGGTGATGACGTTGTAAACATCCACACAATTTTGGCTGGCGGATACAACATCCAGCGGCTGCACCAGCGCACCCTAGTAAAGGTGCGCTAACCCGAACGGGGGCTTCGGCCCCCACCCAACCTAATCAAAGGAAATACAAGCTGCAAAATATATCTTTACTATATCGCAGACTGCCGTTAGAAAGGTCATACGAACAATTTAACAAGCAAATAGGAAATACAAAATGACATACAACGAAGCAATCAACGAACGCAACTTCCAAGGCGCAGGATTTATCGCGGTAAAAACAACAGATTGGAACGAAGTAGAAAAGTTCATGGTTGTGAGCGGTGATACGGAACTTGCAAATTACCTCCGCCTTATGAAGGACTGGGACGTTAAAATCGAAGTCATAAACTAAAAAAAACGGGGGCTTCGGCCCCCACCCAGCCCAATCAAAAGGAAATACAAAATGAAAATGAACGCCGCATATATGAACGAGTGGGACATCCAACAACTTGCCGAGGAAGCGTTAAAATCCTTTGAGATGACAGCATCTTGGCGACACGCAGGGGTTGCGGCTGCTGAGTTTGCGGCTGACGAATGGGGGGTTATGGCGAGTAAAGCGCAGGTGGCAACCGCCGTGGCCGTCGCCAAAACTGGCTGGCAAGGAATAAAGCAATCCGTTCAGAAAGTTCAATACTGCGTCCAAGCATAACCCAAACGGGGGCCACGCGCCCCCACCCAACCTAATCAAAAGGACACATTCAAATGAAACACCTCATTGGCGACATCATCGGCGCAGTTTCAATCTTTGCGACGCTCTACATTCTGCTTCTCGCGGCGGGGGCATCATTATGAAAACCAATTTCAACGCCCCGCAGCCCGCAACGGTAAAGCAGTTTCACTGCCGCGCCGTGCAGGCTGGCACAGGCAACAGCCTGTATTACGAGGCCGACACGATGGCCGAGTTGCATGTCATGCTCTACGGGTCCGCATATCCAGCCGAGCGCGCCAGCGTGCAGACATACGACAACACTGACCGGATCAGGAAAAACGAGATCATCAAGGACATCGCACGATATGGGCCAGTGCTTTGCGGGGCTATCAACGAAATTCCACTCGACAAAATCTACGCAATCAAATCCAAATCAGAAAGAGACCAAAATGTTTGATAATAACCAGCCAACAACCGAAACCGCGATTACAATAACAACGCGCACACTCAGCGAAAGTTGCTTTGCTCTAGAGCATGGCACTGGCGAAAGTGTATTTGTCCCTGCGTCGGTATCAATTCGCGCAAACCTAAAAGTCGGCGACGTGTTGGTGGCGAACGTGATCCCAAACCCCGTCGAAAACAGCCGCGACCGCACGCCATTCATGGCCGTCCACGTCGCGCCATACGCAATCACTGCCCACACATCAAAGCCGCCAACGATCACAGCCGAAAGCGCTGCCGAGGTTTCTGCGGATGACGCCCGCCAATTTACAAACAACCTGCTTATGGCTGGCGGATGCTGGAATAATCTGGACGTATTTTGTTCGCTTATGAATGACGAGAATGCGCGGCGAGACGACAACGCTGTGGCGTATGCCGCGATCGGCAACGAGCTGCGCCGCATGTTTAGCTCTGACGTTGCTTCAAAGTTTACACTGTACCGCACTGGATCACAGACGCGCGCCAGCGCTGAGTGGTTTACCACGACGCCAGACCAGTGCGAGCCAATGGATTGGAGTGAAGAAGATGCTTAATAATCACAAGGCAAAAGGTCCAGCCCCGAAAACGCGCCCGCACACGACACTGCGCAAACTGCAACAGCAGAACCGCGAGTTTCTGACCATCGGTTCGCTTGGAACGGACGTGGCTTGCAAATTGCCCACCGCAGTGGCGGAATGGCTGATTGCTGAAACGCTCAAGCTGCCAGCGGTGGGCGGCGCGCGCTTGCCATCCGTTGCGAGTTTGATTGCGCTGCTGTGCATCGACGCTTACCACGACGATCTGGAGGAACGCATGGCATCGAAAGGAAAGCGCAGATGAGTGCTAAATTGGATATAATCACGGCCAACGCATTCAAGTTGACGTCGATGGCAACGGCAAACGAGGCACACATCGGGCGCGTAATCCGCCGCCATGAATTGGCAGACGAACACCGCCCCCGCATGCCAAAAACGCCAGACAGGACGGAGGTTGAGCGTCAGGGCTTGCAGCGGGTCGCAGATGTCGAGGTGATAAAGTTTCTGCGCGCATGCCCGAAGGGCATATCCACTATGCGTGTAATCCAAGACGGGCTGGTTGGCACGGTTCGGCCGGCCAGCGTTCAAAACGCCCTGCGCAATCAAATGTCGGTTGGCGTTATCCGCAAGCACAGCTCTAGCACGGGCAACCGAAACTGGTACGAGCTGACGGACAAGGGGCGCCGATCGTGAGCAAGGATCAGTTTACAATTTCAGCCATAAGTAAGGCCGAGGCAGCATTGCTTTTGAACAAATTTCACTATCTGACGGGGATTTCAAAGGGGTTTAAATCTGGAATAAACTTTGGCCTATTTATTGGGGGCGAGGTCGTCGGCGCTTGCATATTCACGGGGTTCCCTGTGCCAGAGTTGGCGGCGGGGGCGTTCGGGCTGCCGAGGTCGGAGCAGCGTGGCTTATTCGAATTATCACGCCTAGTCCTACGGCCAGACATACAGGCGACGGAGCATAATGTGGCAAGCTGGTTTGTCAGCCGCTGCCTGAAAATGCTAAAGGCGGACCACTCACCGCGAGCTGTCTTATCGTATGCAGACGATGAGCATCACCACGGCACTGTGTACGCAGCGTGCAATTTCACATATTTCGGTATGGCCGCCGAGAAGAAAGATTTTTGGTTCAAACAGCCAAATGGTGACTTTATTAAGCACTCGCGGGGGAGGATAGCGGGGAGGGAAGGCGAGTGGCGACCGCGCAGCAGAAAGCACAGATTTATGGTTGTGTTTGATAAGGCGCTGGACGTCAAGTGGCCAAGCGAGAGGTGGAGGCCGAGAGCTTAATGATGACGCGAAAGAAGCCGAGGCATATGCTGCTGAAATGGAAGGAGGTGTCAACTGATGGCTGACAGATCACACATGAGCAAAAGCTGCACTTGCTCGCGCAAAGACGCACCTGACGGACACCGCTGGCACGATCCAGAATGTCCGGTTCACAACAATAATGAAGGAGATCGTGTGGGGCGGGCGGGCTTAGAAATCGGACTGTAGCGCAGTAACCAGCAAGCGCACCAACAACAACCTAAGTTGAAATATTCGCCCCACTGGCAATCAATATCACCGGCGGCGTGGAGGGAAAGCCAAAAGTTGAAAGATCACACAAAGATTGCGCAGCACTTGCGCTAAGATAGCACAGGTGCCACACTGGCAAAACATATTGGAGACAGAATGATGGAAAATAACACGAAACAATTGGGCGCACGTATCCGCACCGAGGTGCTGGACTCACTGAGGGCGCTGTCTAAAAAGAAGCGCATCAGCATGGCCGTGCTGACCGAGCAGGCGATTATCGGGCTACTCGAGGACAACGGCGTCGAGGTCAGCATCTAATGGCTACCAATGGTCGCAACAAAGGTGCATCGTTTGAGCGTGACATCGCCAAGATGCTGCACGACGAACTGGGCATCTCGTTTAAGCGCGATTTGGAGCAATATCGCGAGGGCGGCCACGGCGACTTGATTCCGTCCGATCCTGCTTTTCCGTTTACATTGGAGTTAAAGCGGTACGCTGACGGGCCGATAGGCGGCCAGAAGGCTTGGTGGCAGCAAACGTGCGTCGCAGCAAGGCGCGAAGGCAAATACCCTGCGCTGATCTACCGATACGACCGCAAGCCGATCCGTTGCGTCGTTCCAATGGACCCAAACCACTGGCAAGAGGACGGACATGTGATTGAAATGGATTTCGAGGCGTTCTGCTATTTAGTAAGGGAGACAATGTGATGAAAGACTATAGGGCAAGCCAACGCAGTGTTGAGGTTGGATATAAGACAAGATGGGACGAAATTGCAGACCTAGCAAAGAAGCTGGCAAAAACAGAAGACCTGTCGATTTGGACCGGCGGAGAGAAATTTGACAGCGTTGAAGAGTATGACGCATATGCGTACTATTTGGGCATTATGGACGCCATGCGCGACATGTCGGTTTGGGTTAAGTTGGATGGCGGCAAGATCACGCCAAATGTGTTTTTCTCAATGCCAGACTTCTGCATCAATGCCAACCCAGAGTGCGTACACTGGGAAGGCCCATTTGGGGATCATTTGAAGCCAGTCAATGTTGACGAGGACGAGGGCGAGGACACATTTACGATCACGCTGGAGTATGAATAATGTCTATTAACTACACGATGAGCAACGAGGAATACCACTTGTCGGACTCCCTGTCCGCGTCCGGTGCCAAGACAATTGCGCAGAAGTCGCTGGCCGATTTCAAGTATGGCGAGCGCAAGCACAGCAACGCATTTGACGTCGGCACTGCAGCCCACACGCTCACATTTGAACCGCACCTGTCTGGTTCGGTGTGGTGCGGCGCAGAACACCGGCGCGGCAAGGCGTGGACCGACCACAAGGCCGAAGCCGAAGAGGCTGGCGCGTTGCTACTCACTGAGGGCGACTACAAAATCGCCGTGGCGATGGCCAACGCGGTGCGATCCAACAAGGCCGCAGCGTCGCTGCTGTCGGGTGACTTGGTTTGCGAGGCGTCAATATTTGCCCGCGACGACATCCACGACGTTGACCTGCGGTGCCGGCCCGACGGCTGGCGCAGAGACATCGGCGCGCTGATAGATTTGAAGACAACAATCGCGCCCGATCCGGCGGGATTTAGCAAGCAGTGCGCGCAGTTTGGCTACCATATTCAGGACGCATTCTATCGCCGCGTCATGGCGTTGGAGGGTTTAGAGATTGACCGCTTCATATTCATCACGGTAGGCAAGGAGGCACCGCACCACGTCGGTTGCTACGAATTAGACTGGTCATCGCTCGCAGAGGGCGACGCCGCAACAGAATACGCGCTGGGCAAATACGCCGAAGCGCGTAAAACGGGCGTCTGGGATTACGGCTTTGGCGAATTGCAGACGATCCAAATACCAAGCTGGTCATTCCAGCATTCGCAGCCGTAACTGGCTAACATTAGGCACACAACGTCAAGGAGACACACATGCCAATTTCATTCGGTGAGACATCAGACAGCTCGGGCGCATACGTTCGGGTCAACCTCCCACAAAACCGCTGGACCCTAAACGCCGGCGCAGACCCGCAGACTATCGACATGGTCAAGGGCATCGCCATCGACATCAAGAACGTAAAATTCGGGTGGCTCAAAATCGCCGTGGGAATGCGCGACTGGCAGGAGTGGCCCGCGCCGTCACAGCCAACGGCAAAGCCGCAGGAACTCGACGCCGAAGGAAAACTTGCATATAAGCAGGGTTTCGACGTGGATTGCTGGATGGCTGACGGCACGCCAGCACAATTCAGCAACAACAGCTACGGCACCGGCCAGTTTATCGCAAAGCTGTATAACAATGCAGAAAATGCGCCGGAGTTTAATCAGGGTCTGATTCCAGTGGTCAGCGTAACGTCATCGACGCCGGTGGTGGTCGGAAAAGGGACTTCATACGATCTGGGCTTCACAATCGTAAAGTGGATCAAGGCCCCAGTCGAGGGTGACGCGCCAGCAGCTCCAGCTCCGGCAGCCGCACAGTCAGACGACGCGTTCGGCTTCTAAGCACACGCCGCGCTTGCCATCCGTTGCAAGTTTGATCGCGCTGCTGTGCATCGACGCTTACCACGACGATCTGGAAGAGCGCATGGCATCGAAAGGGAAACGCAGATGAGTTCTAAATTGGACGTAATCACAGACAACGCATTCAAGTTGGCGTCGATGGCCACTGCAAACGAGGGTCACATTGCGAGGGTCATCCGCCGCCACGAACTTGCAGACGGCCACCGCAGGCTGTTGCCTTCATCGCCTGACCGATCCGAACTTGAGCGACAATCGGTCCAGCGCGTCGCCGAAGCCGCCGTGCTAAAATTCCTGCGGACGTGCAAAGACGGCATTTCAACGCAGCGCGCTATGCAGGACGCCTTGGTCGGCATCATCCGCCCAGCGTCGGTTCAGAACGCTTTGCGCAATCTAAACGGGGCCGCTGGCTTTATCCGCAAGCACGTTTCATCAACAGGCAATCGCAACTGGTATGAACTGACAGACAAGGGCCGCAGATCATGAGCAAGAAACGCAGTTTCCGTTGCCCCGAATGCTGGCGCTGCTATTCAAACGCGGCAGCCGTAGATCGGCACCGCACAAAAATGGATGGCCGCTGCATCGACAGCGCGCCCGTCTACGTTGTTGACAGGATTAAACACGAACGGGCAAAGATTGCCGCAGGAGATGACCAATGACCACATTCTTCACAATATTATTGATCCATATCGGCGCTACAACGTACACGGTTACGCTGCCGTCGCAGGCGGAATGCTCGGATGCGCTGCTGATTGTCAGCGATGCGCGCCACGAACTGTCAGCAATGGGCGACGGGGGCGAGGTCTGGGCGCAATGCCACCGAACAAATCTTTTGTCAGCGTCCATGCGGCCCCGTGCGCGAGGTGACTTGTGATCGTGTGGGGCGGGCGGGCTTAGAAAACGGACTGTAGCGCAGTAACCAGCAAGCGCACCAACATCAACCAAGGTTGAAATATTCGCCCCACTTCGACCGTATAACAACAACGCAAAATGAGGAACAGCACAAAATGGACAGATCAACAGTTTTAAAGCAAGCCGAGCAATGCGTCACCCATGATCGCGCCGCGACACATGGCGACGCAGAAGACAGCTTCGCCAGCATCGCAGCGCTGTGGGAATGGTGGATGATCCACCGCGACGACGGCCCGCTGGACGCATACGATGTGGCAATGATGATGTCGTTGTTCAAGCACGCCCGCGCAGCGTCAAACAAAGAACACAGCGACAACTTTGTGGATGCGTGTGGATATCTGGCATTGGCATCAGAAATGACCTACAGCTAACTCTCGCAACGACGCAGATTGGGCGGCGGGCGTAAAGTCTGCCGTCCTGAGCGTCATGTGCTTGCAGTTTAGTCTGGCATCGTCGCCGCGCATAAATAAAACTAGACCGAGCGGCAGCGCGTAAAGGCCCCACCAGTCGGCTTTTGACGCGCCGACATTAAACCGCACGCGGCACGTGTTCGAAATTGTGGCGCATGTTTTAACCTCGACCGACGCCAGCGTGCCGTCAGGCCGCAGCGCAATCACGTCAAACCGTCCGTCCGATCTAGTGGCCTCGCAGTTTGCACGCTCTAACAAGTGGCAGACGAAAAACTCGCCAGCGCGACCTATGTTGATAGCGCGGCGGGCAATCATTTACAGAATTGATCCCAAGTTTCGTTATTGACGACAATGCCGACTAGCAGCCCGCGATCCTGCACCATTAACGTGTCGATGGTTTGCTGGCTTTCAAACTGCAATGGCCGAGCCAGATCGCAGTAATTACCGTTTGTCGGCGTTTGGGCGCAGCCACTTAGCAGCGCGCTCGCCAAGGCCAACGTCGCCAAGCGTTTCGACGTCATGCTCAATCTCCATTTTGCGCAGCGCCGCATCCAATCTATCAGACGCGATCTGCTTGTCGATTTCTGCCAGCTTGGCGTCAGCGTATGCAGACCGCCAGCGGAATAGGCCAGCGACGAATGCCAGCCCGACGAATATGTACAATTGCAGGCGCAGGGTCATCGCTGGCCTCCCGCCCATTTGCGCAGACGTTCGCGCAAGATAAACATTGCCAGCGCGCCGATTACAAAACAGCCCACCAGCGCAATTATTTGCGCAGCACCGTCCAGCGAGTTTAACGCCGCTACAGCGCCGCCAACTGCTGTTGCACCCTGCACGACACTAGATTGCACCGTGCGGCTCTGTGCGGCGCTGGTGCGGCCCTGCTGCCCGTCTGAGACAAGCGTGGCGCGGTGTGAAGACTTTTGGCCCGCCATCCAGTCGGGGACGGCGAATGTCGGACACGCTTTTAACGCGTATTGATTGTGGCCCGACACCTTGTCGATGGTCGGGAACCGCTCGCGCAAGTCAACGATAAGCGCAGCCAATGCCAGCTCTTGGTCCTCTGTGAAATTGTCTTGAAACTGATCCGACGCCGTGCCGCCCTTGCCGCCGAATAACGCGATGCCGATGCTGTTGGCGTTGCGTCCTTTAACGTGCGCGCCTGCGCGGTGTATCGGTCGGCCCTCTTGTACGGTGCCGTCGCGGTCGATCAGGTAGGTATAACCAACGTCTGACCAGCCGCGTTCTTCGACATGCCAGCGTGTCACTTCTTTTACTTTGGTAGAGGTCCGCTGACCCTTGCGCCAATCTTGCGGCGTGGCTGTGCAATGGATTATAATCTCGTTGATGTGTCGCATCTTGGCCTACTCCTTGAGGCTGCGCAGGATGTCTTTTATGTCCGCGCTGATTTCATCAAGTCGTTTATCGGTGCGGTCGCGACTGTCTTTGGCCGACTGCAAATCCTCTTTGCGCTGCGCCCAAATGCGGTTGATTTCTGCCGCGTTGGCAATGCCGCGCGACTCTAACCGTGAAAACCAAACAACGGCGGCAACGCCTGCCGCTATTATGGCCCAGAGTTCGCGGATGCTTTCACCCATCATGCGCCCTCAAGCTCGGATAAGCGAACCTCTAGGGCCTCGATCTTGGTTAACGCCTCTTGCAAGGCTGCTGTGAGTAGTGGCACTAGTTTGGATTTATCAATCCCCTGCATGTCTGGGACGGATCGTGTTCCCATGACGGCTTCGTCTGTCTCGGTTGCAGGTGTGACCTCGTATTCCTCATCACGCATGGCGTCTTTGGTGCCAGTTGCACACTCTGGAACGACTGCCTGTGCTTCGTGCGCAATGAAGCCATCGACACGGCTGTCGTCTACAATCCAAGCGAAGTTAACTGGCTTCAATGCCATGACACGTTCTGTTGCGCCTGACATTGGAATAACGTCTTTTTTGAGGCGGTAATCTGAGCTTTCGTTGAAGGCTGTGGCAGAACCTGTGACGGAGATTGAGCCCACCTGAGTGGCGTCTTTGTCTAACCTGAGAATGGTTCCGTTGGATGTCTTTCGGTTAAGCCGCAAAGGGTAATTTCCGTCCCTAGTGATTTCAGCAAGTCCGCCTGGGAACACGCCCAAACCAGGCTCTGCTACAATCGTAACAGTCTTACCCACAAGCACATTGCCCGTTGGGCCAATCCTGAGCCTCTCGGTTATTGTCCCCGCTGGTGGGGTGGTTTTGAAAACCATAGCGCAAGTATCGTTGTAAGTGGATGTTGAGTTTTCGATTGAAACACCCTGTGTGTCGCTTTCGCCAATAAGCAAACGCCCAGAAACCCTTGTCCCACTTGGTAGGCCATCTTTAATTTGTATGGTTGGGGTGGAGCTATCACTGACGACCAATTCGTGTGTAGGCGCAGCAGTCCCAATCCCAACATTCTCACTAGCATCAATCGTGATAGCTGTCGATGTCGCGTTGTCGTCAATGCCCGTTGTCGTGATATTCGCAAACGTTGGGCTTGATGTGGTCGTCACATCTTGGTTGATGTAAGAAATCCACGCAGAGTTTGCCTCGTTGCGAATTTTCAAAATGCTGGCGGTTGTGTCATACCAAAGCTGATTGGCGTACATTGTCGCAGGCTCGGTCGCACCAGACGAACAAGACGCAAGCGCCTGCAATGCTGAATTAAGGTCTGACCGCGTTGCGGGGAAACCTTGGTTCGCGATGTTGTAATCGTTCTGGCTCATGTTAGCTCCTTGCCGTAGCCCTTAGCTACATAATCAAACGTCAGCGGGTTTGTGCTGACCGACGCGCCCGTGTAAGTCGTAATTGTAAACCCGCTGCGGCTTTTGCTGCTTATAGCATACCTGTCGCCGTCTGCCAATGATGCCGACACGCCGATGGCAGGGGCAACCCTGAACGCGGCGGGGAATGTCACCACCGACGTTCCGGTGTAGGTCAGGTCATCTTGTGCCTCGACGCGATCCGGCATGTCGATGCGGGCGCTCAATCCGCGAATGGCTGGTGTCGCGCTGTCACTGGATGTTGACATGATAACGCGGAACCGCACGGCCCGCGCCGCAACATCGCCAACAATAAAGTCTCGCCAGTCTGTCCAGTCTGGCGCGCCCGCAGGGTCGTCATTGGTTGTCGCAACCTGCGTCTTGGCCGACGTTGTGTCGAACTGCGTCGGGTCGCCGTCGAAGTCGCCCTCGCGGCTATCAAAGTTACCAGCCGCGCTGTCAAAATCTGTTGAATATTCAAGATAGCGAATGTCCATTTCTGTCGATACGCGTGAAACGCAAAGATACCCCAAGTCAAGATATGCCGCGAAGTCATAAATGCCAGTTGACGCCATGACGCCTCCAGAGCCGCCGCCGTCAAACAGTCCAACTTCGTCGTCGAAATCGCCAGACGTGTCGTCAAAGTCGGTTGACGTATCAAGCGCCAAATAGTTTACGCCGTCGTCGTTCAGCAAAACGACAGACGACTTCGCACCAGTGAACGCCGGATTTTGTGTCAAGGTTTCTATAACATTAAGGCCGTCAATGTCGGCTGTGTTTATGTCCACGACAATTGACGCAAATCCACCGCTGACCATGCCCAGCTTGTCTACGGCTTTGATAAAATAAGTCCCAGTTTGTGCAGGCACGGTAATCGAATTTGCAGGGCGCGACACCTTAGCAACAATGTCGCGGGCGTTTTGATATGACGCGCCCGTTGTGGCTGTCGCGTATCTGATTTTGTAGTGCGATAAATCCAAATCGGCCACGGGGGTCCATGTCAAATGGACTGTGTTCCCGACCACGTTTGCCGCAAAGCCCTCGACATCCTGCGGCGGTGTTGCGAATAGCGTGGCATAAAAACTTGACACAGTTCGCCAAGGACCGCGAACGCCAAGCCCGTTGATTGATCGAGCGCGGGCGTCAAAATTGCCATCGGTCACGCCTATCGCTTCAAATATGTTGGACGTTGAGCGGCCCAGCGATATGAAGTTTGCGTCGCCCGTCTTGCGGTACTGCGCTTCAAACTGGTCTACTTGATCCGACGAACTGGTCACATCGACAAGCAACGCGCCCACAACCTGCTCGTTGACCAAACGCAACTCGGCAGACAACGACAGGCCGACCGTAGGCGCGACGTTGTAGGCGGGCAGGTTTGTATCGTTTGAAATGATTGCCTGCTCCTCAGCGTTCCAACCGTACGCCGCAGAACTGCTCTCGCGTAACGTCATGCCAACGCGAACGCCGCCTGTGTCACTCAACAATAGCTTCCAAGATGCGACCTCAAATGTCTTCGCAGACCACCCGTAGTTGTCAATCGTCAGGTCGATCACGTCGCCAACCTCGACGCCCATCGCAGCCAACCCAAATTCGGCGCTGAAAATCATCTGCTCACGGGCGCGGAACAATGTCTGCTTTGCAATCCGCTGCGCCCTTGCGCCGTTCGTTACCATTACCAGCGGTAGGTCAATCGTGTTTGCAATGCCGTTATCTTGCGCCAAGAATGCCGCGCTTGTGATTGCGGGATAGTCGGCCTCAATGTAATCGCTGTCCTCATCAATGAACTTGCCGACGACCTCGTTGAAAATATCGCGCCGCGAGTTGCGCGTTGGCAACGTGATATCCGACCGCAGATCATCAAGCGTAAATGATTTTACTGACGCCTCAAAAACTCCGACTTTCAGCTTCCACTTGCCGCCGCTGAAAAACAGCGTTCCGTTACATGCCGCAATCATGTCCTGTAATACGTTGCCAATTGTTGACGCGGAGTTAACAACGCCGTCGATGGTATAACGCGCCTGCGTTCCCCCGCCAGCTTTTGCAACGGCTTCATCGCAGTCGTTTGCAGCCGATGCAAAATATGTGTCATCAACTTGGCTGTCTGCAAGGCCATATTCCGAAGTTAGATAATCGCGGATGCACAGCGCTGCGTTTGCCGAGTGAGCTGTTGACGAGTCTCGCGGGTCAAAAACCTTTGCGCCTTTTACGATAGCCGTGAATGTTGGAACGCCGCCCGCGAAAACGTCTGCGTCGTATTTCATTCTGACGTATAGGTATGCGATGCCCGCCCCGATAAATTTACTATTTGCGCTGGTCGCTCGCGCCAAGCCGATGTCGGCTGACGTTTGCGAGCCTGTATATTTTTTGATGCGGATCGTTTTGCCACCGTCCTCATCAAGCCACCGCGCCGACGTAACGTCGCCGCTGCCGTCGATGCTGACAGTTTCGTCGTTAATATAAATTGTTGATATTTCGTCAACCGTATTTCCAGCCACGGCAATCAGCATGTGCAAGAATGTGTTGTCGGTTCCAGTGCTGTCGATGAAAGCAATATTGCCGCCCTTGCGAACCGTGCCGTAAACGTATTCCTGCGGCCCAGTCGCACTCCGGCTGTTGACTATTGTGCCTCTGTTCTCAACGCCAGCAGCGCCGCCGCTTGTGCTTGGCGCGAGCGCACGCATGACTACCGAGGTCACGGCTGTTACTGCGATATATCCGACAACGTATGCGCCAGTGATGCCAAGAACCGATGCAGTTGCGACCGCAGCGCCCGCCGCCCCGAACAAGCCAAGGATGGCCGCGCCTACAACGGCTGGCATTCGCGGCGCGGTTTCCCACATATTGAAACGTTTTTTCAAATTCATGTCCACGCTCCGTTAATGTCTTCTGTCGATAGGTGTACCACACCAGAGCCGTTAAGGAAAACGGAAGTCACACCGCAGCAAATGCCCAGCGCGAACCCCGTCAAATATGGCTGCGCGTTCTTTGTTATCACCAGCGCGCCACGCGGCGGGAATCCCACAACCCGCGTCAGGCCAATATCCAAAGCGTCAGGCAATCTAACCGCGCCGAACGTTTCTTTCATCAACCGAGCGAACGCCTTTGGACCAAGGCCCGCATACTTGCCTACAAACTCGTCAGCGTATCCCTTGCCATGCATCGCCCGCCACGCGCCATTTGTAAAAGTAAAGCAATCATGCTTTCCAAGATCAAAACACTTGCCGCGCTGCGCCGCTAGATAATCATGCATTGCGACCCCAAAGTAATTCCTTGTCGGCGATGTCAGTCACGTTTGAAAAGAAATCATCATTCGGATGTCGCAGCGTATGGTTAGCTTGTGTATATCGACGGACATTTGCTGCCTGCAATTTAACCAGTTTGCTTTCGATTGTAAGCTGTACCGTCACGCTGTCGCCGCTGTGCTGGATTGTCATAACGTCCATTAGGCCAGCGAACACCTCGACAAAATCAGCAACATCAACAACGCCAAACAGAACGCGCGCCGTGCGGCCTTGATACGGCTCCGACAGGGCAAGCGATATGATGGAAGCGTCAATGCCTGAAAGCGAAATGCTTGCGCCCTTGGCCCCCAAGTCGCCAATTTCCTCAATGCCAGAAATGTCCAACAGGTTGCCTGTGCCAAGGTAGGTTTCCCCGTCAATGGTGCGGTCGCCGTATCCGGTCCAAAGCCGCACAGATCCGCCGTCGAAGTTCATCTCGACAGCGTAGAACGGCGACACCTCCGGCAGGGCCAGCGCAGATACAATCGCAGCGGGAATTGTCCGGCTCATGATATAGCCTCGATTGCGCTGAATGAAATCCCGTAAAGACTGGCTTCGCTGACTGACCAGCTTGTTTCGTTGCCCGCCAAACGCCAACGCCCGACGGCGCTTGCAACGGTGACAACGGCATCGTCAACCGGCGCAGTGCGAACGCTGGGCCATAGCGTCAGCGTCACGTTGCCAGACCCGTCGCTGTCCGCGTCAGCTAGAACTTGGTGCAGCGTTGCCGTCGCGCCAGAGCCGAGCTGAATGTAATCGCCAGCTTTTAGCCATCCCGTTTGTGATACGGTTGCCCCGTCGATGTTCAAATCCTGTCCAGTTTGCGATGCGCCTTTGACAACGGGCGAACCGCCTGCCGATCCGATAGCCGTCGCGCCCATCTGGTCGCCCATCGTAAACGTGCCAAAATGTCCGCGCAGGCTTGTCAGCCACGCCACCCAGACAGCCGCCTCAGTGCGGCGCATCGGCGGCAGCATCATGTCGGCACCCCACATCTGACCAGCGCCCGCTTGCGCTTGGCCTGCAAATGTGAACGGGCTTTGCTCGTATGCAACCGCGTTGATTTGCCGGAACGATATGTTGCGGATTTGCGTGACCGTTGGTAGTGCCAGTGGATAAGAAATTGCCATTGTTATCGTCCATTCACGCTACGGCGCTGCGCGTCATAAACAGCGGCCTTTGATGCTTCGACTAGCTTTGGCAACATCCCGTTGATTTCGGCACGGTTGACGCCGTTGCCAAAGGTGTTGTTTTGTATGACGGTGACGCCAGAGCCGCCCCCTGCAACCGCCGCTTGCGCTTGGCCGACCGATAGGATGCGACCGTTCTGCGCGGGGATAAACGGCTCCGGCCCGTTCTCGCCGACCATATAGCCGCGCCCGCTTGCAACTGATCCGCCAGATGCGCGGCCAGAGACGGGCGCACCCGCAAGCCCATCAAAGAACCCAGTTTGCCCCGTCGCCAGACTGATTGTGTCTGTAATAAAGCCCGTGATCTGCTTGACCACTAGAACGCGGTAAAGTTCTTTTATGATTTCAGATGCCATTGATTTGAACGCCTCTGAAGCGGTTGACGCGCCATCATCCATCGACATAAACGCGCTTTCTATGCTGCCCTCGACTGTCTGCATGATGCCGTTGAATGACTCTGCGTCAAAGCCAAGCCGCGACAACATCGGGGAAAGTTCTGCCACAACATCAACCACGCTTTTGATTGAAGCGGCAGCGCCCGCGCCCGCTGCCGCAACAGCTTTGACAGGGTTTAATATGCTGCTGGCCGCAATGGCAGCGGCCTCATATTCTTCGCCGAGCGCCTGTGCTTCAAGCAACACCCTAGTGCTGGCCGCGTCGAATGTAGCGCCTGCGTTCCCGATCATTGCGCTGTCGATGATTGATTGCTTTTCTCTTGAAATGCGTTCGCGCTCTGCGGCCTCTGCGCTTATACCTCTAAGCCTCGCAAGCTCCGTCGCTGCTTCAACCCGCGCGTTAGCCGATGTGATCCCATCGGCGGCCCTGTCTATTTGGAGAAGCGCAGCGGCAGCCTCCGCAGCTTCGTTGGCTGCGGCCTTTGATTTGTTAAGGCTGAAATTGACTAGAGACAATTCGCCCCGCAGGTTTTCGATTTCCCTTGTGTCCATTACGAAAGCCAACTTGTCCATGAAGCCGAGGTCATCAAAGCTGCCACCGTCAAGCAGGTTTGTTCTTGCAAGGTCAAGTGCCTCAAGGCTGGCGGTTAAACTATCGGCCTCGGCTTGAGTGCCGATGCTGAAAAACTCGCGCGCGGCGCTGCTCAATTGCGCAATGCTTGTCGCCGCATTAACCAACAAAGGCGCAATGTTGATTAGCGCGCTGGAAAGGTTTGCACTAATCACACGCGACATAAGATCAAGTTGCGTTTGCGCTTCTTCCGCGTTGCGGATCAAGTCTTCGTCAATAACGATTCCAAGCTCGCGGGCCTCTTGACGCATCTTATCCATGCCCGCAGCGCCCTCGCGCAACAGGTTTAACATCGGAGCGCCACTGCGACCGAATAGCTGCGTGGCCAGTGCGGTCTTTTGCATTGGGTCAGGAACTTTGTTTATCTCGTCAGCAATTTTTGCAAGCGCCCCATCTAAACCAAGGCTCATTAAATCGTTTGCAGAAAGGCCAAGCTCGTCAAGCGCATACTGAGCCGTCCCGATACCCATCGACGCCTCTGCCAGACCCTTGCCTAGCTTTTCGATGCTGTTGTCTAGGGCGCTTTGTTCAACGCCAGCGCTCTCCGCCACCGCACGCAGTTCTTGCAAAGCGTCTGTCGTGATGCCGATGCGATCCGCCGTTTTGCCGATGTCGTCCAACTTGCTGACAACATTTTTGACTGCCGACACCATAGCCGCCGCGCCCAGCGCAGGTAAAAACGCCGCCGCCGCGCCGCCCAGCTTTTGGAAATGTGCTGTCGTGCCTTTTAGCCGAGCGTTTGATTTCTTGGAGAAGTTAGCGACACGCCGTTCGTTGCTTTTCATCTGTCGGGCAAAGTCTTTGTCTTTGGCTTTAAGAATGACATTCAGGGTTTCTGCGCTAATTGCCATCAACTTTCTCCACGAGTTTGCGGTATTGCTCCGCGTTCATTGCTTCGGCTTCACCGTCGGCTGGCGCGTGGGCGTCCTGCCACCCCTTGAACACCAGCCAAGTGTCTTTGGTCAACATATCACGGATTTGCTCAGGATGTAAGCCGAACATAATTCCGTTGGCGATCATGCCGCGCACGTTTAATCTGTCAGGTTTTGGCCCGCTTGCTTTTTTTTTACATCGGCATGATCGTCCGCCTCGTCCGCCGCGTCGGGCATGAACGCCACGCCGAGAACCGCCTGCGCGATTTGGAACAAGCGCATCATGTCGGCGGGTGTGCAAGTCGACAGGATCCGATCCGCGTCATAGTCCTTCAGACCGCCGCCGACCAGCCCAAGAGCAACGATGTCGCGAACCTCCGTTGACGTCGGCTTTGTGCCGCGACCGAAGAACCCGTCCCACAAATCAAAGATGCCACGGTGCTTGTCCTCGAACCGCTCAATCTCACGATTGCGCAAAACAAAAACGTAAGTGGCGTCCCCGATTGACTCGGAGACGCCGCCGCGCGGTGCTTCAGCCGCAATGCTCATTAGGCAGCCGTGAACGTAACAGTGCCAGTGCTTTCAAGAGACAGCGAATAAGTCACGCCGCCTTCTGTCTCGCCGCCAAATTCAAGCGACGTGATGCGGAAAGCGCCCGCATATGTGCCGAAGTCTGGCACAAGTATTTGAAAGTTCGCTTGATTGTCGTTCGCCATCGCGACCGTGTTCATGCGCGCCTCAGTGGTGCTATCTTCAAAAAAGCCGCTGCCAGAGATAGAAACGTTTTTCAGACCTGAAAGCGTGGCTGTGAACAGCGCGCCCTCTGGTGTCGTGCAATCCGGCGTGGTCACGTCGATTGATGAATTGTTGATCGTCAGCGACTTGCTGTTTAAGCCGCAAAGGTTTGCGAATGCTTCGCCCGCTTCGCCGTCACCGATTTTGACCAGCAAAGCACGTCCAAGTTGTTTAGCCATGATGGCCTCCATTTGTTCTGCGCTTGCCGAAGGCGCGTTTAGGCATCAGCTTCAATCGTAGCTTGCAGCAATATCACTGCTGTAAACCCACGACCTTCTGCATCTCTTGTAACCGAAAACGTCTGGTAAATCAATTCGACCAGAGTAAACCCTGCGACCGTGACCGACAACTCTTGCCGATGCAATGCGTCTTTGACCGCCTCGACCATCTGCGCCGCCTCGACGCGGCCCGATGCCGAACGAGAGTGGCCCTCGATGCTTATCGTGACCTCTGCACCTTCGATTGTGTCTGTGTCGAAAGCGTTTGGCGTAATGTCGTTAAAACGCAAATACGGGAAAACCACATCCTGCGGCGGTTCATCATATATGCGCGTTGAAACAATGCCAGTCACGCCGCTGTTCGCGGCTAGTGCTGCACGGATGCCGACCTGCGTGGCAAGTAAAAAACCGTCAGCCATTTGTCGCTTCCTTTATGCCGCGCCTGATTGCCGCCTTCATGCTGTTTGCAAACTTTTTGCCCTGCAACTTCTGCGCAAGCCGGATGTACGGCTGGGCTTCAGTCGTGCCACGATTGCCATTCTTTCGGCCAAATTCCACCGCGTTGGCTTTCCGCTGATCTGGGCCGTTGGGTTGCGCTGCCTCGACTGAACCAGACATTCCGCCGTCTGCGTACTGTGTGAAAATCCAGCCTTTAAGCTCGCCGCTTAAAACCGGAACTAAACCGCGCGCAGCCCGTGCGGTCTGCTCGGTGTTACGCGTGATAGACTTGCGCAAATTTTTGCGAACCGTGTCCGGTATCTTGTCGAATTGCTTTGACAGCTTGAGAGCGCCCGTGACCTTCATGTCGCCACCCCGCGTTCAAGTCTAAACTCGACCAGCGTGTCTTTCGCGTCAATCTGGATGGCGTCTTTTATCGCCCAAGTGAACCCGCGCAAAACAACCCTGTCAGCCGATGTGACCGCGCTTGTGGTGCTGTCGGCGCGGCATCGCATAGTCGCCACTCCAACGTCGGCCAGAGCGCCGCCTTGGATGGCTTCTTTGCCAGTGCGTTCTTTCATGTCAGCCCATCGCGTAGCCACGTCAGCCCAACCGGAATATACGTTGCCATATGCGTCAACGGTGCCTTCGCTCAAACGCTGAAACACCGCCCGCTCACGGAACTTGCCAGCGTTAGCCATACCACGCACCGCGCTCGATGCCGATCAACTGGTCAAAGCCGAATGGCAGCGTCTTAGAGATTGAGCCGATCAGTTCGCTTTCGCGGTTTTCGTACCAGTTTGCGACCAGCAGCATAAGCGCGTGACGTACAGTCTGCGGCAAATCAGAAGGCGCATCGCCGTACCCGACGACAAACTCAACGCGGATGGCGTCATCACGCTGCTGCGTGACGGGCCAAGACTTGCCGCTTTTGGGTCTGATTGTTTTCTTCAGCGATGTGCCAAACACATCAAAATCAGCAAGCGCTGCGGATTGCAGATTGCCGCCAATATCATAATACGAAATTGCAGAAACAGATTGAACAGGCCCGACCATGATTTCAACCACGTTGGGATTTGGCGAAAGCCATTGCGCCCATGTTTGCGTAATCATCGCTTTACCCAGCGCACCGTTTGCATCAACGAAGGCCGTGGCGACGTCGATAAATCGCTGAACGATTGCGTCGTCGTCGCTATGCTCAACGCGCATTTGTGCCTTTGCCTCGGCCAATGTAATGGGCGAGACGGCAGGCCCAGTAACCAGTTCAAGTGCGTATTGCGCGGAAAGCGTCATCAGTAATCCTTAACAGCTTTTCGTGTCTGTGCTTTTTTGGTGGCGCGTTCTATCTTTTGCGCGCCGACAGGTTCAGCGATGCCAGCGGCGATAAACCGCACAGCCTCAGCATCGTTGCAGTCGATGGTGTCGCCCTCGTTGTGCGAAAAGTCGATGCCAGCCATTGATGTGAGTAAACGAACTTGAGCCATGTTAGCCTCCATTGAAAGGTGGGTGGGGCCGAAGCCCCACCCGTTTAGCTTATGCGCAAGCGAGGTGCTTGATCGCGGCAGTGTTGGTCAACGCGCCGTCGAAGCGCATGTAACCGAGGATGCCGTAGTCAGGCGCAAAGCGTTCTTTGGCAACGAACAGTGTCGGTGCGCCAGCTTTGCGGACGTAGAACTTAGACATGTCACCGAACAGTGCAACCTTGTTACCAGTTGCAAGGCTTGGCATCGCTTGGTTGACCACAACATTGTAGCCCAGCAAGTTCTGCGGGATACCAGCTTGGTAGTTACCCATCGCCCAGAGGTAGTTTCCGTTGCCATCTTTGAGCTTGCGAACCGCAGCAAGTGTGCTGTCGTTCATCATGATGGCTGTGGATGCTGCCGCGCGATATGCTGGATCAACAGAATGGATCAGGTCGATCAATTCGTCAGCAGTGATTGCCGCCGTTGCCGCTGCGGTTTTGCCGACTGCGGAGTTTGTGACAATGCCTTCGACGTCGGACGAGCCGGAACCAGTTGTCAGCTTGCTGTTAGCGATGCGACCAAGGCGCTCACCAAGCAACTCACCGAGCAGGCTTTCAACATTCAAGATGCTGTCGTTTGCCAGTTCGTATGACCAGCGAACCCACTCAGTGTCGAACGCAAACGCGCCCAAAGACTTTTGACCGAACGTTGCGTCCTTGCCACCGTCATCAGTTGGCTGGGTGCCTTCTGTATGAGCGACAGCAGTGACGGCAGTGTCGTCAATTGTCGGGATGTTGAACGTGTTGCCGCCAGTTGTGTTGATTGCAGTAAACAAGCTGCCATCATACATTGGGCCGGACGCGATCATGGCCTTGTCGATAAAGTTTGCAAGTTCAACCGGAACGGTAAACCCACCAGCGGTTGTGGTGCCAGCAGTCTGCGCGCGCAGTTCGTGAGCCTTCAGAACCTGACGCGCTTCTGCGTCTAGGCCATCAATGCCACCGTTTGCAATCATTCCGAAGAACGCCTGACGATAATCCATTGTCTGACCAGCATCAACAGCAGACGCGGTGCGCGGCTCAACAGCGGGGCGGTTGGACACGTCAACAGACTGCGAGGAACGCAGAGCCGCTTCGGCTTTTTCCATGCGCTCGGCGCGCTGGCCCAGCTTGTCGTGGTCGACCATCATCGCGTCAAATTCGACCTCGATTTCGGACGCGCGGGCTTCAGGTGTTTTGTCGGAAACTTCATCCAACTTTGAGCGGGCCTGCGTGGCGAGTTTCGCCATTTGCTCCCGAAGGTCTTTAAGATCAGCCATTTTGGCCTCCTTTTAATTGCCTTGCCCAAGGGCTGGGGTTTGGGCTTACAACGGGAACCGCCGTATCTTTACAGCCGAGACTTCATCCGAAGCCGTCTGGCTGATTGTGACTGTACCGCGCGATGCGCTTCAAGCGAACGCAAACCGATGTCTGTGCCAGAATATGCTGGCGTCGTGACAATCGAAACGTCAAACAACTGCGCCTCTTGGATCATGCGCTTCGGCGTTGCCGAAGTCTCATCCCAAGATTGCCGCGTCGGGATGAACGCGAACGACATCTTGTCCAGATCGCCGCGTTTCATCTTTGGAACAATGCTGCGCACGTCGGGATCGGTCATGTCAAGCGATGCCTCCATGAACAAACCTTTTTCGTCCTCGCGCAGTGTCAGCGTACCGGATCGCGTCCGCGCAAGTGGCAAGCCTTCATGGTTGATTAGAAAAACAACGTCGTCGCGGCCAACGGCATCAGCAAAAGCGCCGCGCTCGATCACTTCGGTAAACATTCCGCCGATGTTGGTTTCTTCGCCAAAAACGGCAGCATATCCAGACACGCTCACTTCGCCGCTGTCTTCTTCGCGAATTTCAACAGGAACGCCGCTGCGGATTTCTTTGTCAACCATTCTGGCCTCCATTAGTTTGCGGCGATACTACCACACTTTCCGGCTGTGTGCCAACTGGCACGGTCGCGCCTTGGATCATCAGGTCATCGCCGACATCTTTGCGCGGCAAGTTTTCAATATCCCGAACCTCGTTTGGCGTGCGGATTGCGTTCTGGATGCTGGTCGCGTGCGCTTCCATGCGCGTCTTCAGATCGCCGCGCAGCAGGCCGTCAACATTGTATTCAACATAAAAGTCGGAACCGCGCCCAAAGAATTTCAAGTTCATCTCTTGCTCGGATTGCTCAACCCACCGCTTCACAGTGTGCTTGACGAACTGTAAATCTTGCTGCTCGGTGTTTGAGAATGTGCCGTGCGTCAGGTCTTGCAAGAACACTGGCGGCAGACTGTAAATGCGCGCGACTTGCTCAATGCTAAATCGCTGCAACTCGATCAACTGCATGTCGCTCGGCGAAAGGCCGATTGACTTTAGTTCATGCCCAAGCGGCAGCGCCATAATTGGCCGACCTTCTTTTGCCAGATTTAGTGTAGTCGCGGCGACATCTTCTGACGCACGGTTTGCGGCCTGCCCAGATTGAAACGGGCCTTGCAAAACCGCTGGAGGAATGCCGCCAGATTGGAACGCTTTTGATCCGTATCGGCTTGCTGCGATAGCCATGCCAATTGCGTCTCGGTTTGTTGATATTGGCCCGCGATGGTCTACCATGTCTGACTTCAGCATGAACGGGATGTCGATCACGTCAACAGCCGCGTAGGCTTTGGCCCCCACGCGGTATTGCTTGCGGCCATCGGCCAGCATTTCAACTTCAACCTTTGACGGATCAAGCGGAAACAGATTTTCAATTTCGCCAGCCTGTGTGCGCTCGACGTATGTGACGCTGCGGCCACCAGTGAACACTTGCTCAAACGAATATTTGCGCCACTCAAACGACGACATGCCATCGTTGACGGCATCGTGCAGAATTGATGAAAGCCCGTTGGTCACTTTCTCGCGGCCAGTTTCAGTCTTGCGGTATACGTTCAGCGGCAAGCCAGCCAGCGTCCCAGCAAGAAAGTTTACGGCAGTCCATACCGCAGGCACGCCAAGTGCAGTGTCGGTGTTTACCGTAACGCCTGACGACGCATACATGTCGCCCCAACCCATGACTTGCAGAAAGTCACTTGCGCTGACAGGCGCGTTGGGGTTTTCAAGATTTCGTGCTTCCGGTTTCTTGAACCGATCAAATAGAGCCATTCCGAGCGTCCTCGATGTTTGGCCCAACGTAACACATCAGCCAGCCACCGACAAGGCTGCGCTAGACGGCGGTTTTCATTAGCGTTCTAAATTATTTTTGCAGTCTGAAATCTGGATCATCCCAAGGCGAAACGGCTGGCGCTGCGTCACCCATGCCCTCAACGCCAAGCGCCATCGCCAATGCGACAAGCCCGTCGATCCTGCCAACAGATTTTGATTTTGTCAGCTTGCGATTACCCGCCGGATCGCGTTCGGCCACTGCGTTTGCTGCGCACATATTCAAAACAGGGTTGCCGCCATGCCGCAGCTTACGATCCGCGACCAGTCGTTCCAGCTTATCAACTGCGGGTGCCATATCTTTGAAGCCCTGCCCGAACGGCTGCATTGGTATCTGAACGCCGAGCGCGTCAAGTTCGCGCGTGAAGTCGTTGATGCGCCAACGGTCATAGGCCAGCATCGTCAGATCAAAGTCGCTTGATGCCTCCGCAACGGCCATCGCGATGACGGCAGGGACAATGACGGGGCCATCAATTAACGTGATGAAGCCCTGATCCGCCCAAATGTTATAAGGCACTTTGTCTTCTTTGGCGCGTTCGCGAATGCCGTCGCGAGGCATAAAGAACTGCGACTGGATGTCGTAGCCTTCGCCATTCGGGAACGCCAAAACAAGCGCGGTCAAATCTCGGCTCGATGATAAATCAAGCCCAGCAAAACACGACATGCCGCCGCTGATTTCGGGCGCGTCAGAATTTGCCGACCACTCGCCACGGTTCAAGAACGGGCTGGTCGCCTCGATGCGCTGGTTTAAAAACAGCCAGCGAAAACTGTTTTCTTTCGCGGGCAATCTGTCGGCCTGCTTTGCAAAGTCTTCGATGTCTTTCAAGCTGCGAAACACGCCCAGCGCAGGGTTTGCAATTTTCCACGCGGCGCGATCCATCACTTCGCAATCCTCCGGCGCGGTGTAAACGTGGCTCACGATCCGTCTGTCTTTTGCGTTCCTTGCGTCGTCTAGCCATATCGAAAACAAGTCGCCATCGGTTGCGGCCTGCGTTGAAATTGCAATCAACAGCGGGTCATCGTGCGCGCCCTGCGCCGTCTCGATGGCTTCAACAAATGCATCAGTCGGCCCGCGCACCTGCCCTACCTCGTCCAAGATTGCCAAGACAGGCGACAGCCCGTGCGCAGTTCCGGCCTCCGCGCTAATTGCTTTGTATTCGACGGCCATTGGAATACCGACAAGCATTTTCTGACTTGGCACAATGCGAACAATATTTGACAATTCCGGCGACAGGCGAACCATCTTTTCAGCCAGCTTAAACACCAACGCCGCTTGATCCCGCGACCGCGCGCCCGATGTTATCTGGCTATTCTGCCGAGCCTCGGGGCCGACCAGATGCGCCAACAGGATTGCGGCAATCAGCGCGCTCTTGCCGTTTTTTCTTCCTACGCTTAAATAGGCGCGGCTTGTCCCTTTTTTATTATCGTAAACATCCAAGATAAATTTTTTCTGAAACGGCATCAAAACAAGCGGCTTGCCAACCAGCTTGCCCTCCGGCACGGGACAAAACCTCTCGATAAATGCAATGACTTTTTCGCCGCGTGTTCTCATGTTGGCATCGAAATCAGGTCATCGTCATCGTCGGCCTTGGATTGATCGACAATCCCGCGCGACTTTTGCTGCAACTTTCCCGTCGCGTTCAACGTTCGCGGGTCACTGGATGTTTGATTGAGCGACATTGAGCGGATAACCGCAAGCTGCCGCCGCTCTATCGTGTCGATAATTGTCAACAACGGGTTTGGGATTTGCGTGCCTCGCTGATTTTCGATGATGACGCCCTCGGTTTCAAGCCGATGCTGGTACTCTCGGCTGTCGGCTTCCATGCGAACAACCTTCGCCAGCAATATCAAATCCAGATCGCGCCAGTCTTCACGCGTACGCGCACGTGTGAACTGGTCCCAGATGACCGCCTCCGCGTCGTTGCGCAACACGATACCCTGCGGCAACGGAACGCCGTCGATTGCGCCCTTAAAGCTGCCCAGAGCCGCTGTGATGCTGTTTTTGTCGGCGCGCTTCTTCTGGCTCATGGGTTTCCTCTGGTTTTTTCCGTAAACGCATTAACAGAAACT